GCCGAAGGATGGAATTTTGATAGCTGATTGCCGACCACGCGGTTTCGTTGGTGGCCGCGTCCTTGAGCGCGACCCTGCGGCAACGATGCTGTACGTCGGAGGCGTGTTCAAGCCGGAAAAGACCTATTACTTCGAGAGTTTCAAGCGAGCATTGAAGAAGGCTCAGAAGCTCGCAGCCTGAACAACCAGCGCCACGCCAGCCTGACGTTAACTGCCCGATCACCTGGCCCCCCCCATCACCAGGCTGCATCGGGATGTGATCTGAATGCGCAGGCCGATGCGCAGTAAGCGTCAACGAGTGGCGAATCTGAACATGGGTATCCATCCCCTAACTCGCGCAAATCGCTAAACACTCGTTATGCCGGGCTCGGCGCCGGCCAGATCACACCCCAATGCAGCCCACCGAGGACACTTCATGGAAACGATCACCTGCGGCTCATGGATTGGTCAGCTCGGAAAGGCGCTGGCACCCCGTGAACTTGAAGCACTGTTGTGGGTGGCCCAAGGGCTCACCACCAAAGAAATCGCCCGCCAGATGGCGGTCACTCCAGGCACCGTGGCCAATCGCATCGAGGCCGCGCTTTTCAAACTGGAAGCCGGTCGCCGCATCGAGGCCGTCACCAAGGCCATGCGCCAACAGATCATCAGCCCGCTGTGCATCGCCCTGGCCGGGTTGATGGCTATGCACGCCGTCATGGGCGATGCCGACCCTATGCGCCGCGACCGCCGCGTGCCTGAGCGACGTATTGCCCAGGTCCGAATCATCCGCAAGGCCGAATCGTTCGACCTGCACGCCTGACCCCTGCCCCGAGGACTTCAATATGCATTCAGCTATCCAAGCTCGCCGGGATGGCCTGGCCGATCTGCGCGCTCGCGCCAATCTCTCCACCGCTGACTTTTACGCCAAGATCGGGCGCCCGACGCCGGTGCAGCAGATCCGCTACCAGGTCGTCACTAAGGCCAAGGCCTACCACATAGTGGAACTGTCGACCGGTAAGACCAAAGGCTTTTGCTTCAGCTATCGAGCAGCGGTGAACTTCGCCCAGGCGCTGGAGGCAGCTGCAACGCGCAAGCTGGTTGGGCGGCAATGAGCAAGCGCAAGCCGCACAACATGCGTGCCCGCATGGAGCGGACCTGCAGAGCGCTGGTCAACGCCAACTACGCAGCTGTGGTGAATATAGACCCGAGCGGCCAGCAGGTGCTGATGAACTGGAAGAACTGCAGGCAGATCTGCATGCGCCAGGTCGTCGACGCCGTGTGCGACACCCCCCACCGCTGGACCATCTACCTCAGTGTCATGTGCCAGAAGCCGAACGGCGAGCAGTACTGCAAATCGGTCGAGATCGCACCGCAGGGCAACTACCTAGCTTCGCACCTCACAGACATAATCGAAGCCACCTACACCGACCTGCGGGCTCAGGCCAATACAAACCACCTGGTGGCGGCCGGATGGATCGCCATACCCGCGGACATCACGCTGGATGAAGCGCAGGCCGCGAAGGTCTTTGCGGCCATGGGTGTTTGGAGCAAGCATATAGCGATATAGAGACTCGATTGATTTGTGTTACTTACCTCAAGGCGCCCCTAAACATTAACGGTAAAACGACTTATTGACTTCATGTCTAGGTTTTCAACATTGAATCGCCCCCAATACCGGTGCAATGATCGATACAGTTCGTAGACATATTTATGATAGTCGGCATAAAAATCGGAAAGATCTATTGCACCCGCAGTCCTATCGGTAATTGCATGGGCGGTGAAGTTCCTGACTTTTCTAAACTTCTCTCCGAAATCAGTAGGAATTTCCACGTCATAGTAGGAAATGTCGTTTTCCCACCCTTCTCCTTGCCCGGACTGCAATCGATCAACAAAGCCTCTAAAAACACGAGATGCTTCAGCTTGAAAGAGCTTGTCCTTCTTTACAGATCCGGGTCGCCCAGAGAAACCCTCATCACTACCTTGATCTCGCATGAAACATGCAACTGACAACTCATAAAGATGGTGCAGGAACGAAGTATAGCTACTGAATAGCTGAACTTGCTCAACAGCTGACAGCTCCGACACAATTTGCTTTTGGCCCAACCGCACAAACGCGTCATGGCTGGCTTTCATGAGGAAGCTTTCATGATGAATAGTAGCTATTAGAGCGCTGTCGAGTTCCCCATCTGAGAAGTTCTTCATTGACATCTCCTTAATCCGGTAAATTCCGACCACACGTAATAACCCATCCCAACCCAAATTGCCACTATGCCGCATCCGGCCACGGAGGGCGGCGCATGCATGGAGAAAGCCATGGCGAAGTTCTACTACCAGATCAAGGGTCGTCGCCCGGCAACAAGCGCATATGGCGAGACTGAGTGGGCCTGGCCACCAGTGTTCAGCGGAATGGTCGAGGCGACCGACCGCAAGGCAGCGAAGGCCGCGGTCGAGGATCAATACGAACGCAAGTTCCCATCGCGCGTGCTGCGCAAGGACATGGAAGCGCACGAGTACTTGCTGCACATCCAGCCGATCGACGAGCACGACACCTACCTACTGGGTCGCTTCGAAAACAGACCGTGCAAGGAGTGCGGCACCGTCTTCAAATTGATCGACAAGTACAACGACCCGCACACCGAAACGAAAAGCCACGACTACTGCACCGAGGCGTGCCAGGCGGCCGCTAAGTTCCGTGACCTATCGGAGTTCCGCCTAGCCAGCGAGGGTCGGTCGCCGCCGGTGATCTACCAGGTGCGCCAGAAGTCTACCGAGCGGGTCTATGTCGGTCAGACAACCCAGCCATTCACACTGCGCTGGTGGCAGCACCTCAGCAATCCAACTGGCTGCAAGTTCCACTCAGCGCTGGGCAGCACCGACATCACCGACTGGGAATTCTCCGTGATCGAAGTGATTACCTACCCGGACCACTGCAATAATCGAGCGGCCTACATCAGTCAACGCGAAGGCCACTGGATCGAGGCTCTCTCGGCGGTAGATACAGGATTCAACACTGTTCGCCCTGCCGGCATTGCCGATCAAGCCCAGGTACTCCTGCCGCTTGCAGACCTGGCCTAATCATCTGGCGCTACCAGCCAGTGGCTTCCCCTACCCCCCCGATAAGGCCTCCCCAGCTAGGGCGTCTCAATGAACAATGCCATGGAGCACGTTGGCACGGGAAACAAACGATACTGCCTTAAATGATCTGACTCATTTGTTTGAAGATTTAGCAAGACTCCCTCTACTTTTCACCCCCATCTGGACCCTCTCCGCCAACCGTTGGAAATAGGGAGTTTTTGAAATATCCGAAGAAATAAACATAAGCCGAACGCCATGCGCTTGAAACGGAGCTTTCGCTGTATTGCTCACTTTATCACCGGCATACATAGAAATTTTCAAACCCAGTAGGGAAAATGAGTAAACGGTGTCACCTTCCACCACAGAACAGGTCGGCAGTGACATCATTGCACGCGTGTCAGAATGCTCATTTAAATTAACAAGTATAAAAACATCATCAAGGTCACACATACCGAGTAAAAACAGTCGAAATCTCTCTAGGAGATCTGCATCAACACTTGCTTTGTGAGTTGTTTTGCTTCCCCAATCCCAAACCTGAGCGCGCCAAAAGACACTCACAACAAAGTAAAACACACTAGATACGACCTCAGTAGGAAGCGCTCTGCTGTCATACATAGCAAATTTTTCACCTCTCCCTAAAAATGCCCTGGCAATCAAAATATCAAGCAATGGGAAACTATTTTTAGTTGCCCACAGCGACCCCATTCGCCGCTCGCCATTTTTCGAAAAAAGGTTCTCGCACTCGGAGCAAAGCAATGGTTGTTTGATCTGTTTGTCAGTACTAAAAGCTGATTTTTCATCAAACTGTATCTGGACTGGTGAACTGTTACCTATTGCGCCATTTCCTCGTACATGCACGTATGCAGCGGCAGGTAGCAAGTGACTGTTGATTAGTTTTCCTTTTTCAACTTTGCACAGCGCACAAATCATTTTCAGCCCCACAGCATTAATTATGAAGTGAATATACCGACGAGATCATCTTATGCATACTGCTATCGACCTGTTCGCCGGCCTCGGCGGATGGAGCACAGGCGCACGCGCCGCAGGCGTCCAGGTTCTCTGGGCGGCAAACCACTGGCCTGAGGCCGTGAAATGGCACGCAGCCAACCACAAGGAAACTGAGCACGTCTGCCAAGACCTGCACCAGGCCCGATGGGAGCAGGTACCAAAGCATGATCTGCTTCTGGCCTCGCCGTGCTGTCAGGGTCATTCGAAAGCCCGGGGCAAGGCATCAGGCAACCCGCAACACGATTCGTCGCGCTCAACAGCGTGGGCAGTCGTGTCGGCGCTGGAGTTTCATCGACCAGAAGCGGCACTGGTGGAGAACGTCGAGGAGTTCACCGACTGGGCGCTGTACCCGGCCTGGGTATCGGCTGTGCAGGCTCTCGGTTACCAGGTCTCGCCGCACGTTGTGGACTGCGCCGATCTGGGCGTGCCTCAGCATCGCGTCAGGCTGTTCCTGGTCCTGACCCGCAGCAAAGCACCACTGATGCTTGAGCTGCACCGACACCAGCATGTGCCGGCCGCCAGCTTCCTCGACTTCGACACAGGTAAGTGGACTGCCATCGAGAAACCAGGCCGTGCCCAGGCGACGCTGAATCGCGTGCGCAATGGTCGGGCGCGCTTTGGTGACCGGTTCATAATGCCCTACTACGGCAAAGGCTCGGGCACCACCGGGCGCGACATCAACCGCCCGATCGGCACCATCACGACCCTGGACCGTTGGGCTCTGGTCGATGGCGGCCGCATGCGAATGCTCAGCGCCAACGAGGCCCTGGCTGCGCAGTCATTCCCGGCCGACACCCTCCGCCCGGACAACCACCGGCTAACCATGCACATGGCCGGCAATGCAGTGCCGCCGCTGGCCGGCCAGCGCGTTATTGAGGCTCTGTTAAAAGCGGCCTAGTGCTTCCGGCTCTTGCCGAGTCCAAATGCCCCGCCACCGACAGTGAAGACACTTC